TCTGCTGCTGATTTCACACCATATGACGATATAACTGAGGCTCAAGCTCAAGGCTGGGTCTGGGGTCATGTATCCCAAGAGGATACTGAAGCTGCCATAGCGTCAAAAATCGACGCAATGGTAAATCCAACGACTGCTGACGGAGTTCCGTGGGCAGCATAACCTGAAAGGAGATCACTATGACTGAAGACAAAAAGGTCATTACGATTGACGATGTGGAATACACTGAAGATCAACTAAGCGACACTGCAAAGATGTGCATAAATCACATCAATTCGCTAGACCAGAAGATCGGCTCTGCGCAGTTTAACTTGGTGCAGCTTCAGATGGGCAGGCAGGGCTTCATGGCCGAGCTAAAAGCCGCCCTTGAGCCTGACGCGGAATAGCCGCGCAGCATAACGAAAACGCTAGGGGCAGCAAAACGCTGCCCTTTTGCGCATCAAATGGTCATGTGTTACACTGCGGCAAGCGCGCAACACCAACGAGGCAACGATGGCCCTGATTAGATTAGACGTACCCGCTGGGGTTTACCGCAACGGCACCGACTTGCAGAGCATGGGCCGCTGGCGCGATGCCAGCCTGATCCGTTGGATCGACGGCACGATGCAGCCGGTCAAGGGTTGGCGCACAAGATCCAACACCGCCACGAACGCCACGCCGCGCGGAATGCTTACTTGGTCAGACAATACCAACGCCAGATGGATTGCCACCGGCACATATAACAAGCTCTACGCCTACAATAGCTCCGGCGTGCAATACGACATCACGCCGGTCGGCCTGACTGCTGGCCGCGAAGACGCCATAGCGTTTACCGGCTTCGGCGGCGGCTTGTTCGGCAGCTACGCATACGGCGTTGCGCGCCCAGACACTGTACGCATCCAGCCAGCCACCGCGTGGAACTTGCAGGCGTGGGGGCAGTATCTTCTGGCCAACAACGAAGACGACGGCAAGGTTTACGAGTGGCAGCTAAACACCGGCGCGGTCGCCGCGCAAGTCGCCAACGCGCCTGTCGATAACAAGAGCATCGTCGTCACGGCTGAGCGCTTCCTATTCTGCCTTGGCGCTGGCGGCAATCCGCGCCTTGTGCAGTGGTCTGACCGCGAAGACAATACGACGTGGACGCCCGCCGCGACAAACGAGGCTGGCGACCTTGAGCTGCAAACCGAGGGCGAGATCATGGCGGGCGTTTCCGTGCGCGGCCAGACGCTTATTCTGACAACGCGTGACGCGCATGTCGCCAACTACATTGGCCCGCCATATGTCTACGGCATTGAGCGCGTCGGTTCTTCCTGCGGGTTGGCGGCAAAGCTTGCATACGCCAACGTGGACGTCGGCTGCTTCTGGATGGGCGTGCATGCGTTCTACGCCTACACCGGCGGCGGCGTGCAGGAGATCCAGAGCGACGTTTCTGACTACGTTTTCAACGACATCAACCGCGCGCAGATCAGCAAGGCGTTTGCCATGTCAAACGGCCAATACGGCGAGATATGGTGGTTCTACCCGTCCAGCGCGTCCACGGAAAACGACCGCTATGTGGCATATAACTACGTCGAAAATACGTGGTCGATCGGTACGCTATCCCGTACGGCGGGAACAGACGCAGGCACGTTCCGTCAGCCGATGATGGCCGACCCGTCTGACAATAAGATATACGAGCATGAGATCGGGTTTGAGTATGGCGGCCTGACGCCGTTTGCGGAAACTGGCCCCATCATGCTTGGCTCCGGCGATAACGTTGTCAGCGTGACGGAGATGATCCCCGACGAGAAAACGCAGGGCGATGTCAGCGCCACGTTTAAGACGCGTTTCTATCCCAACGGCACCGAGCGATCATACGGGCCGTTTAGCATGTCAAACCCCACCAGCATGCGCTTCACGGGCCGTCAGGTGCGTATGCGCGTTGACGGCGCACGGCTTGCCGACTGGCGGGTTGGCATAAACCGGCTTGACGCTGTTGCGGGTGGCCGTAGATGACGCAGCAGTACCGCGCACCAGAGCCGCAGGGCGATGACTGGAAGTCATGGGCGCGGCGCATGATGCTGTATCTTGGCCAGACGCGATCACCGCTTGTGCAGCAGACGGGCGACGAGAGCGCGGCAGAAGATGGCGTGCTGATGTGGGATCGCATAAACTTGTATCCTGTTGTCAGCAAAAACGGCGAGTGGCGGCAAGTTGTGCTGGAAGACGGCCACGCTGACTTTATTTTGACGTCCGACGTCACGCCTGTTGCCGCCAACACGGCGTACAAGCTCACATATGACGCGCCCAGCGGCAATGACGGCATCACGCAAGGCACGCCAGCGTCGCGCATTGTGTTCGAGGAGGCGGGCCAATATGTTGTATCGTTCTCGGCGCAAATATCATCAACGTCAGCCAGCACTGTTCACTTCTACTTCTGGCCAAGCGTCAACGGCACCAACGTGGCAAACAGCGGCATGACCACTGCGCTGCACCAGAACAACGCCACGCTGGTCACGTCGCGCACGCAGATATTCACGCTTGCGGCGAATGACTACTTGGAAGTGAATTACATGATCGACAGCACAAGTGGCTTTCTCAATTACACCGCAGCGTCTTCGCCGGTGCCAGCAATACCAGCGTCAACTTTAGCAATTACGAGGCTTCATGGATAAAGAGCTTGAGAGATGCCGCGACTGGATTGAGTCTGCCTTGGAGTATTCCGGCGGCACGCATGACTTCATTGACGTGGCCGAAGGTATATACAAGGGAACGATGCAGCTTTGGCCCACGCCGAGGGGGTGCATAGTGACCGAAATAGTGGTATATCCGAGAAAGAAAGTTTTAAACGTGTTTCTTGGCGGCGGCGAGTTGGATCAGATTTTAGAAATGCATGAAGATGTGATAGCATGGGCAAAAGCGCAAGGATGCTCTGCATTGACCATGACGGGCCGGTTTGGCTGGAAGAAACCACTGAAGGCGCATGGCTGGACGCCACTGCACGCCTCATATGTGAAGGAGTTTGAATAATGTCAGGCGGCAAGGGCGGGTCAACAACGTCATCAGTTACGATCCCAGAATACATTGAAGAGGCGGCGCGCCGTAACTTGGCAAAGGCCGAAGGCATCAGTCAGATTGGATACGTTCCATATTACGGGCCAGATGTTGCCGCGTTTACGCCGTTCCAGCAGGCGGGCTTCCAGCAGACCGCTGACGTTGCATCCGCGTTTGGCTTGGGGCCGCAGATGTCTCAGGCAGACGTCATGGGCGGCATGGCCCCGCCAACGCAATATGCGGGCGGCGTGTCTGGCTACAGCGCCGCGCCAATGTACGAGCAATCTGTTGCCGAGCTTGCGGCGAGACGACCAGCGCAGAAAGAGTTTATCGACAGCTTCTTCATTGATCCCGTGACCGGCCAAGTCGGATCACGCGTCCAGCAGCCTGTTGACTATGGCCAATATATGACAGGTGCGCAGGAGCGTGAGCGTCAGCGCGAAAACGAGCTGGCGATTGCGCAGGCTCAAGCAATGGCGGGGCCGCAAAACGTATCTTACGAGATGACTAGCTTTGCCGCTAACCCAAATTTGGCCGTCCAGCCTAATGACCAGATATTCAATATCGCGCCGCCAGAGGTTCAGATTGCGCAGCAAATCGTGGCAACCGACCCAACTAACCCACAATACGATGAAGCCTTCCAAACTGTTTACGATTATCAGGCCGCGCAAGCAGCGCAAGACCCGACAGGCCAATCAACTGGCTACGGGATAACGCCGGAGATGGTTGACGCAGCGGGTGCTGCGGCATATTTGCCGCCATCAAATGTGCAGGCTTCCACGATGATTACAGATCCCGCCGAAGGGATAACCGACACAAGTGAAGCGTCAACTGTCCAGCAGGTAGTGGACGACATCCAAGAAGGCGTAACTGGCATTGCGGCGAATACATTGCTTGGCCAGATATTGCTTGATGACACTTATCAGGTTGGCGGTGTAAATAACCCGATTGAAACCCCGACCGTCACGGAGATGCAGGAGGCCGCGCCATCTGGGATGATTTATAGCACGTCAACCGGCGGTTACGAGCGGCCAGACGATGTAAGCGCAGCCCCGACGCAGTATGTCATGACGCCAAGCGGCGACTTGGTTCCATCTGCGGCCTCAACCGCTCCACCCGCACGTCCAACATCTAGCGACAGCGGTGACAGCGGAGGCGGCGGTGGCGGCGGTGGTGGATGCGTGGTTGCGACCCACGCTGTAAACTCTGGTGCGTTTACGCCTCGCATGAAGCGCGAGGCCGTTGTTTGGTGTATGGATAAGCTGCACGGCAAGTGGTGGGGCGAGGCCATACGCAGAGGTTATCGGCATCTTGGCAGCAAGAAGATTGCGGAAGGCAAGGCCCACAACCATTATTCAGAGTTTAGGGATTACATTGACTTCGCAAGAGGCAAGAAACGCACAATCATGGGTGGCATACATTTTGCCGCCCGCACGGCCCAATTCTTTGTGGTCGGCTTAGTTAGAAGGAGCGCATAAGATGGCTGGACAAGGTGCAAAGGGCGGCGGTCAGGTCGCAATGCCAGCAGCGCAGGCGATGGGCGGCCCGCCGATGCCAAGCGCCGGAATGCGTGGCAGTTCAATTAGCAACGTGCCAGCGATACCGGTGATGGATCCATATCGCAGAAGACCCCTGCAGGGCGCAGGATCGAACGGCTATCGCGGGCCGACGCAGATGGGGCCACAGGCGGCGCTCGGCGGGCCAAGCATTGTAATGCCAAACGGCATGTCGTCCGGCGATGTAAACATGGGGGGCAATGTTGGCGTCGCTACCGGCCCGATTGACACGGGGCTTGGCACTCTTGGCCCGCAGCAGCCTTACAGCATGTCAGATATTTACCAAGGGCCGCCTTTGGATCAAGGGCCAAACGAGCTTACCGCCATGCTGCCTCCAAGCGGCCCGACCATGCGGCCAAATCCAAACTTGCCAAACCAAGGCTTGCCAATGCCATCTGGCGGCCTCAAGGGCGGCATATTCGGCCAGCAGCCACGCCCCATGCCGCAGCCAAGCCAAGCGCAATACGCGCCGCTCGCGCCGCAGGGCCAGTTTAACGTAAATCAGGCAGCGGCTGGCGCATTGCAGCAGGCAATGGGCGCGACGCAGCAGGGTCTGGGCTTCACGCCTATGGGCATACGCCCGACCGCCTACCGGCCATCGCAGATCGCAGGCACAAGCCTCGCGCCATACACCAACCCGTATGAAAGCCAAGTCGTGCAGCAGACGATGCGTGACATTGGCACCGCGCAGGAGCAGGCGCTAAATCTGCAAGGCGCGCAGGCGCAGCGTGCAGGCGCGTTCGGCGGCTCACGCCAAGGCATTGCCGAGGCAGAGACGCGGCTTGGCTACGGGCAGCAGGCGCTAGACGCCGCGTCAAGGCTGCGCCAGCAGGGCTACCAGACTGCACTTGGCCTCGCCGGTCAGGATGTCGGCGCTCAGACGGCGGCGTCGCAATTCGCGGCGCAGCAGCAGGCATCAGCTCAGGCGCAAAACTTGGCGGCGCAGCAGGCTGCAATGGGAACGCGTTTGGGTGCAGCTCAGCAGCTTGCGGGGCTTGGCCAGCAGGCATTCGGCACAGGGCAGGCGATCCAGCAGCAGCAGATGCAGCAGGGTCTACTGCAGCAGATGTTGCAGCAGTCGCTCATCGACGCGGCCAAGGCGCAATATGCTGGCTACACCGGCGCGCCTTCAGCAGCGCTCGCAGCGCCATTGGCGGCGCTTGGGGCTACGCCAGATCAGTCAACGACAACGCAGTCAATGCAACCAGGATTGTTCAACTATCTGCAGCTTGGCGCAAGCATGTTTCCGAGGTAGCAGATGGATTATCGCCAAGCAGCCAAAGACGCGGCACGCAAGTACGGGATAGACCCCGAAATGTTCATGCGTCTCATACAGCAGGAGAGCAGCTTTAGGCCGGACGTCGTAAGCCCGAAGGGCGCGATCGGCCTCGGCCAGCTCATGCCTGCGACGGCCAAGGAGCTTGGCGTAGACCCGACAGATCCAATGCAAAACTTGGAAGGCGCTGCAAAGTATCTAAGCCAGCAGCTCAAACGCTTTGGCAGCCCAGAGCTTGCACTGGCCGCGTATAACGCTGGGCCAACGCGCGTGGCCAGACTTGGCAGGGTGCCAAATATTGCGGAAACGCAAAACTATGTGAAGACGATTTTAGGAGAAGGGCAAACCACGATGGCAACTCCATTCGATAGGGCGCGCGAAGAAGAGCTGCGCATGCAGATGCTGGCCAGCGGAACGGCACCACAAGCAGCGCCACGCGCGCCTCTGTCAGCGCTTCGGCAGGATCGCCCGCAGGCAGCGGCAGCACCGCAGCAGCGCAGAAGCGGCTTCGGCGGCATCATGGATTACCTTGGAACGCCAAGCCCGACAACTGGCCTAAGCAGAGCGGAGCAATTTGCTGCGGCGCTCGATCCGCTTATCCTGCCGGAGCTGCGGGCTGGCGAGGCGATCAGGGCGCGCGGCGCGCAGCGGCAGGCGGCTGCAACGAAGAACAAGACGGTCGAGTATCTGCGCAGGATGGGCTACGACGATTATGCTGATGCCGTGGAGGGCGGGTCAATCGGCGCAAAGGATATTATGAATGCGCTGGTCAGCAAGTCGCTGGAGACACCGAAGGATACAAGCACAGCGGGCATGAGGGAATATGCTCAAGCTGTTAAGGATGGTTTCAAGGGTACATTCCTCGACTACAAGACGGCCATCAGCAAAGCTGGCGCGACAAGTGTTAATGTGGGCGGTGATGGAACGTTCCAAGAGTATGGCCAGAAAGAGCTGGGTAGAAATTATGCCGAAATGGCTGCAGCTGGCCGCGATGCTTCAGCTAATCTTGGCAGAATTGAGTTATTAAGCGACCTGCTTGATGAAAGCGACACTGGATTAAGTGCAGGTTTCTTGTCACGCGCAAACCAATATTTTGGCGTAGACTTTAGAAGCGGCCCTGCGGCGGCAGCGGAAGCCATAATAAGCCAGCTTGTGCCAGCGCAGAGGCCAGCCGGTTCTGGCGTTATTTCGGATGCAGACTTGGCTTTGTATAAGGCGTCTTTGCCCGCCATCCAAAACCAGCCAAACGGTAACAAGCTTATTATTGGCAGCATGGTTGCAATTACTAAGCACAACCAAAGCGTAGGACGCATCGCGTCTAGAGCGCTTACTGATCCAAACTTTAGCATTCAGCAGGCAGAAGAGGCTATCGCCGCCCTGCCAGATCCGTTTGAGAGTGTCAGGGGTCTTCTTGGCAGCGGCGCAGATATACCCACGCCGTCCATGACAGAAGAAGAAGCGCTTAAAATGCTAAACCCACCGAGCGGAGATTAACATGGCTGAGATGACATACGCCGAAGCCTCTAATGTTCAAGCGGCAATCGCCGCCTTGGAAAAGCTCGAGGCAGCCGGAACGATAAGCGAAGACGGCCAGAAGGCGCTGGACGCTGCACGCAAAAAGCGCAAGCCAGCAAGGCAGGCTGAAATTGAAACCATCGCCACATATCGCGGCTTCCAGAAGGGTGTTAGC